TCATGCTATAGTTATCACTGTTGACACGGCGTAGATAGTTCCAGTTCAATGCTGCGCGAACGTGACCGGGCATGTTTGCCTTGCCAGTCTTGCTATTAGTTTCTAAATCACCATAGAACGTAAGTTTGTTCACGCCCTTTGGACTGCCCTTTGTCCAGCTATCTTGCTTGCCAAGTTCTACCTTGAACTCTTTGATACGCTCAATGACATCTTCTCTAGTCTTACCAGCAAGTACCATCTCTAATACTTCAAACAAAAAGTCTTGAACATATCTAGGAGTATCTGCACGTTTCAAGTCAAGACCCATAGCCTTGATCTTGCCTTGCTTGCCATCCTTATCTAATCTTTTGCCTTCTTTGTCAAAGATGTTGATAGCATAACGCTTCTTTGTGATGAACAAACTGCGATCACCGATCAATTCACGACCAGCCTTGATGACACACATCTTGCGTGGAACATGGAAAGCACGTTCACAGAAACTTGGGAACGTATCGTTTGCTTGATCAGCGATATTGTCATAGAGTTGGACACATAGTTCCTTGCTCCATTCCATCTCACCATTTGCTATTTGCGAATTGAGTATGGGCCAAGCACTGAAATAACAACTATCAGTATCGCCATATACGATAGCATCGCCATAATAGTCATACTTGCCAGTGATGATCTCATTGATCTGTGCGCTCATGTGCTTGACGATCTGTCTACCAGATAATGTAACGCTCTGACCAATACGCTTGTCATAGAAACGGCAATGCTCATTCAACAATGCGCCATACGCGGAGTTGAGTAGAATCTTACGCACTAACTGACGTTTATCCCAATACTCAATATCTTCTTTCGTAGTTGATTCCTTGAGTTTCTTCTGCATAGTCTTACGATCACTATACCATTTAGTCAATAGCCCGGGAATCACGCCCTCGCTGTCTGATCTAAAGATCGTACCGTTCGCACTCAAGATATATGGCTTGTTGCTATCAAAGATTAGTTTCCATACTTCAGCCGCGCTCATCTCTACGCTATCACCGCTCTCAAAGTCAAGCGTTAGCATAGTGCCACGCTCTTGATTCATCACAGCCTCATACTCAAGACTGCCAAACTGACCTTCCCAGAGTAGCGAACTCATCTCAAGTTCGTCATCTTCATCGTAACGCGCCTTCTCGCTGGCAAGTTTACGTGCTTTGTCTTTTAGATATTGTTCAGTCAATGTTTGACGCAATTGCCCAACAATAGTCTCTGGCGCCATGTTGAGTGTGCGTATCGCTGATGGATACAGACTGTTGATGTCAACAGCGCCTACCCACTCATGTATGCCTTTCTTTGGCACAGCAACATAAGCACCTGCTGCTGCCATGTCACTATCGCTGCTATTCTTTTTCTTGTCAGGAACCATGAGTCCACGCTCATGCGCTTCATTCATCACAGCCATCTCAATCATGGCTACAGACCCCATGACAGTTGGCAACAATACAGTATTCTCATGTGCTAGCGCATTAGCAAGATCAAGGAACTTTAGTTTGTTGTGGATCTTCACAAGCAACATGGTATCCTGACGATTGTACTGTATGAACGTTTTGAAGTCCTTGTTGTATAGTTGGTCAAGCGTTCCTTCATACTGCGTCTTGCGCTCACCAACTTCCATCTCACCAATCGCATCTAGGCTATAACTGTGCCTTGATTCATAGTTATACTTCTTATACAACTGTAGATAGTCCATGTGTACACGACCAACTAGATCATATGTCGTTTCAGTCTTACCATAACGCTCATATTCTCTTGGCTTTGGCGTTTGACCAAGCAAACAGAATTTGCGTGTATCATCTTTGCTCATCACTCTAGTCACACGATTTACCATGTAGGGTATATCGTAACCTTCAGAGTTCCAGCCAGTGAGAATGTCAGCATCTTTGATTAGTTCAAAGAATGTCTCAAACATCTCTATCTCGCTACGAAATAGAATTGTGTTCGGGAAGTCACTGACTAACTCTTGAGCCGTTTCATCACTCATATGCTTGGGGGGTATAGCAAGTGTCACAAGTGCATCTTGCCAGTCCAAGTACATTGAGATAGCCGTCACCGGATTGAAAGGGTCACTAGTGGGACTAAAACCCTTTTCAGGATCGAAATCTACCTCAATGTCAAAGAATACTGTATGGAGTTTTGGAGGCTCACAGCCCGAGTAGTTTTCACTCAAACAGCGGAATATCACATTGATATCCGATTCATACAGTTTCTTATTGCTGTGGATACGTTTTTCTTTTTCAAACTCACTACGCTTGCGTGTGCTGAACCTCGACAATGGCTCGCCATAGATGCTGCGATACTTGCCTTTATTATCAGTATAATAGAAAGTATAGTTGGCAGGAAACTCGTTGTATGTGCGCTTGCCGTCAGGCTGGCGCTCTACAACAAATATCCTATCAGTATCCCTATCGTGGATAGCGTCTACATAACTCATTAGAGGGTCTTACCAACTGTCTCCAAGATAGTATTGAGTTCTTCGTTTTCTTTGTTAGTCTCACCTAAGCGGCTCTTGTGTGCGACCTTGATGGCCTTTTTGAGTACGCTTGGCTTGATTTCAAGTTCTTCTGCGATAGCCTTGATAGTGTCAGTCAAACCGCCGTTGAGTGTTTCAACTTCATGCATTACAGCGAGGCCCTCGTTGATCAACTGTGTCAACTTGATTTTTGCTTCGTTATTGAAAGTTCTTGTAGACATATAATCTCCTATAAAAAGTATATTGATGATATAATAAAATAAGTTGTAAGTCAAGTATTATTTTTTTGTAAAGATCCAGAGGTCTTCATAGTTGCCACCGCGTGTCTTTTTTGCTTGTCTTGTGCCCGCGATAGCTGACCATTGAACTTTATAGTGATTGGTAAAGTCTAAATGCCGTGCTGCGATATCACGCATGTCCTCACTTATGGTCATTTTTACTTTATCTTTGTTTGTATAATTACTAATGACGAATCCAAATTTAGCATCAGGCTTCATCACTTTAGCACATAGTTTCACTGTTTCTTCCCAATACATAATCAACCAACTATTATAGTCGGGAAAGCTGTTCGTGCTTTGATTATCGCTAGGATACAATTCTAAATCAAAATAGGGCGGGCTAAACAATACGGCATCTACACTATTTTTATATTTGTTTATGAAATCATACTTATTATCTAATTGCTCACTAGGGCAAAGATATAGATCAACGGTCTTTTCATCCTTCGTGAAAAGTTTTTTATCATGTTCCTGTTGTAGTAATCTACCGTTGTCAACTACATCAGGTATTACATCTGTAGCAATAAAATGCTTGAAGCCGCTGGCATAAAATGCTAACTGATAACTATTCCAGCCCATGACGGGGGCAAATAATGTTTCACCGGTAAATACTTCTTTGAGTATTTCCTTATATGTACATGGATTGAATATGCTAGCACGATTAGCACCTATCATAAAGTCTAACCAAAACTGACCGCTATCCCCGTCATACTTACAGATATGATCAAAAAATGCAGGCCCTACTAGACTGTTTCGTAGTTTGAAATCTTCAAACATGACACGCATCAAACCGAAAGTATATTCACTATCAGTAGTCCATAATTTCTTTGTGTTATAGAAATTGACAAAATTGATGTTCTTACAAATCTTGCCGTACTTACTATTTGTGCGACCAGAAAAAGTATCACCGTTCAATATGTTTGAATCGGGTAAATCTAAATAAAACTCTACAGGTTGTGGTAACTTACCATAACGATTATACCAAGATAATAGTGTTTGTTTAGCATCTGTTACCAGTATCTTATATAAGTTTTGTTTATATAAGTTTAGCCGTTGTTTTCTATCATCCTTTTTGCTTACACGATTTACGAATGTATCAAGGTCGCTACGGACTACAAAAGCACCACTGCGATCCATTACATCCAATACACAAATTCTGTCACAGAATTCTTGATATGTGACACTGGGCAAGTTGAATTGTTGTAGGAAATCTTGCTCGGTAAAAAATAGGTTTTTCATAGTAACGTATTGAAGTAATTATTATATACTCTGTTGTAAAAAAGTCAAACACTTTGTGTAAAGAAATTTATAGATTGGGTATTTGCCCGATAAATATTTTTACTTAAGGCACATATAGGCTCAACAATGGACACACGATATAAAGAGTTGGAAACACTCATCAGTAAATTTATTAGGCGTTTACCCGACGACACAGAATACGAAAAGCGTTTAGAAGAAGAACTAGAACTCATAGCCAAATTAGGCTTCGCCAAACACTTCCTCCGTGTAGTAGAAATACTAGATATAACCAAAGACATACCACACATGACTCGCGGTAGTGCGGGCAGTAGTTTGCTATGTTGGTTGCTTGGCATCAGTGATGTAGATCCTATCAAGGAAAACATACCACTGTCAAGATTTATGAATCCAAAACGTGATGACTTACCAGACATTGATTTAGACTTCCCGCACTTTCAACAAGAAACGGTCATGAATCGTATATTTGATAAATGGAAAGGTCAGAGTGCCCGTGTTAGTAACTATGTAACCTACAAGGAAAAAAGTGCGTTACGTGAGGCAGCAAAACGTTTCGGTGCTAAAGGCAAACTCAAACGCAATTTCAAACTAGAAGAAGTTGTACCGGAGTTTGTTGAAGATGCTGAAAAACTAGCAAAAAAATTATTAGGTAAGAAACGCTGTATCAGCAAGCATTGCGGCGGCGTATTGATATTTGATAGACCAGTACCTAAAAGCCTCATCAATGGCACTAATCAGATATTGCTTGACAAATATGAGATTGAAGATTTAGAACATTTCAAGATAGACATACTTGCCAATCGTGGACTATCGCAACTGTTTGAGATAGAGCCAAACATGAATTTATTAGACTATCCTGAATACGATGAAAAAACAGCAGAACTATTAGCGACTGGAAATGTGTTAGGTGTCACACAAGCAGAAAGTCCTGCTATGCGACGATTGCTAAAAGCGATAAAGCCTAAACGTAGAGAAGATTGTGTATTGGCTACGGCACTGATAAGACCAGTAGCGACACAAGGTCGTCGCAAAGCAAGTTTCTTCCGTGATTGGAGCAAGGACACATTTGATAATACGATAGTATTTGAAGATGATGCTATCATACTCATCAGCCAGTTGTTAGGTTGTAGCCAATATGAGGCAGATATGTGGCGTCGTGCGTTCGCTAAAAAGAATGAAGAAAAGATTTATGAGTTCATGCAAAAGATCGGCGACCATGAGCATAAAGAAGAGATATTCGCGGCACTACGTGAACTAAGCAATTTCGGACTATGCCGCGCACACGCTATCAACCTAGGAAGATTGATATGGGCTATAGCATATCAGAAAGCACACAACCCGGAGAAGTTTTGGCGTGCTACATTGAAGCATTGTCAAGGCAGTTATAGCCGCTGGGTGTACCACCATGAGGCTAAATTAGCGGGCGCGTTCCCAGTCACATATCAAGGCAATGAAGTCAACGAATTATTATCACAAGGACACTGGCATAGCGATAAGTTCTTACCAGTATGTACCGAACTACGTAGACCGGGTGAAGTAGAGTTTTGTGGACTTGTTGCTAACTATCGTGTATTCAAGAGTGCGCCCAAACAATATATAACGTTCGTGACTATTGGTACGGGTAATGGTAAGTATTTGGATGTGATATTAGATCGTGCTGTATCGTTTCACGACCAACCTATATTATG